CTTATAATGTTATACTTTGTATTATATAAAAATAAAAAGGAGAAAGACTATGAAACGTTTACAAATGTTATTTTTAGTAGTGAAAAAGAAGCTAATGACTTTGGTAAAAAAAGTATGAAGAGAGGCTTTGAACATAAAGTTGTAGAGTATAATAAATCTAATGTAGATAAATACTGGTACAAATGACAAAGAAAAAAGATGGTTTAAGTTTAATAAATTCAATCAAGGTACTAGTTAGTCCTTGGCAAAAAGGTTTTACTTGTGGTATCGTTATGGATAGTAAGTCTAAAATGGGTACTGAAGAATATGAATTATGTTCTACTATAGCTAGAGGCATGATAAAGATGGCAACTACTGACCCTCATTCAACGTTTCTATGGGGACTTCGTGGATTTGCAGACGATAAGAAAAAAAGATCTAAAGATCTTACAATTAGTTCTGTTGCAGAGTTTGATGACGAATCTAATATTGTAGATTTTTTAGAATATTTAAAAAAGAAACGGGATAAGGAGTTAAACTAGTGGCGACACATTTAGTTATGGGTGATCCTCATTGCACACCCAAAGCAAGCAATGATAGATTTTTATGGGCAGGTAAACTCGCACATGATCTAAAACCTAATACCATAATATGTATGGGAGATTTCGCAAGTATGGATTCTTTATGTAGTTATGATAAAGGTAAGAAACAATTTGAAGGTAGAAGATATAAAAAAGATATAGATCATGCTCATGATGCATTAGATAAATTTAATAAAGGTCTCAATGGTAGACGGCCAAGAAAAATCATGTTACTTGGCAATCACGAAGATAGGATAGATAGAACAGTAGATGACATACCAGAACTTGAAGGTGCAATTAGCACAGAAGATTTTAAATTTGAAAAGTTTGGTTGGGAAGTTTATCCATACCAACAACCTGTTAATGTTGATGGTGTATACTATTGCCATAATTATCCTACTGGTGTCATGGGGAAGCCTATTAGCGGTGACAATGTTGCTCGTTCTCTTCTCTTAAAAAACAAAGTATCTTCTACTGTAGGTCACATACATACGTTTGATTATGCTATGTGTGCATTACCTTCTGGTAGAAAGTTAATGGGATTATCTGCAGGGTGCTACTTGCATCACAAAGAAAATTATGCTAAAGCTACTCAACAAATGTGGTGGAGTGGACTTGTAGTTAAACGTAACGTATCTAAAGGTGAGTATGATTTAGAGATGATAGAGTATAATACTATTAGGAGAAAGTATGGTAAAAAATAAAAGAACATATAAATTTGCAAAAGATCATAGTCATGATATGTCATATGAAAATGAGATTACATATGATAATGTAAATGCACCTGCACATTACTTGCATGGTAGAAAAGAAACTATAGATGTTATTACAGACTGTATGACTAATGATGAGTTTCATGGATACCTTAAAGGTAATATCTTAAAGTATGTTTCTAGATACAAGTTTAAAGGAGAACCTTTAGAAGATCTACAAAAAGCACACTGGTATTTAAACAGACTAATAAAGGAGGTCAGCAATGGGACAAGTTAAACAAGCAGTACTAGAAGTAGAAGACTTTGTTTCTGCATGTGTTAGAGATGGTAGAACTCTTAATCAAACTATAAGAGATGCTAGAGAATCTAAAGCTGCAAAACATAATCCATATCTTGATGATGAGGATATGATAGAAAATAAATACTACCAATTTAAAGGAGCATGGTAATGAATATAAGAGAAGCAATGATAAAAGCGTTAAGAAAAAAGTATGAAGCAGATATAGAAGAAGCTAAAGCTACTGCTGAAATATACCTTGAAAAACCTGTAGGTATAGGTGAACACCCACAGTTTGTAAAGGAGTTAGATACACTAATGAGTAAGATAGCTGAAGCAGAAGATAAACTAACTGTAGTAAATCAACGTTTTGATGAAGACATACCATTTTAATAGGAGGATACATGTCAGATGAAAAGCCAAAAGTACAGCAACCAACAGCAACACCAAGAACATATCTTGTAAGTTCAGAACAGTTAATGGATATTATGAGATATTTAATGACTAGACCATATGGAGAAGTAGTTAAACTTATGAACTCGTTATCTGCTCTCACACCATACAATGCAGGTGGAGGGAAAGATGACGGAAAAAAATAATCTAGATAAATACACTGGTATATTGTTTGAGTTAAAGATAGGTTTAAACAAAGACAATGCTATTGTAGTAGATTATGGTGGTAAACCTGTAGGTAAAGTTAGAGAAGCATTAAAAGGTTTTCCATATCAAGCTAATCTGTGTGCAGCAATAATCAATCATGCTAACTCAATGGGGAAGAAGATACAAGATGACATTAAACAGATTATACAAAAACTATAAAGTTTATTTAGTGCAAAAAAAAAGACACCCAGAGTAAATTCTCTGTGTGTCTTGTTGTTGCTCGCTGGGGGGAGTCTTTATGGCTCCCCTTTTTTATGCCAATAATCTATTAGTTTGTTTTTCTAGTTGTGTTAGTTTTATAGGTTTATCTATTATATCTTGTTTTAATTTTTCTGGTAATTTCATCTTAATTATTTTTTCACTTGTTGGAGATTCCTGCATACTTTTTCTAATTTGAGAAAGTGTATTCATTAAGAATGAAGAATAATTTGTAACATCTGTTGCACCTTCTTCAACTAAAGCTATGGGCATGTTAAAAGCTATTGCAGATTTTTGACCAGTTTCAGTATTTTCTAAACTATCAAATGTTCTCATAATAGTTTCAGTATCACCTCTGTCTATAGCATTTGCCAATGTAGAATTATCTAAAACCCACACATAATAATTTTTTTTATTTATAACTCCTTCACCTTTTGTTTCAGGAAATCTATCACTATCCATATCTAATACATTTAATAGGCCATCTAAACCAGTTCCATTACCTGTAGCACCATATATACTTACGAAATCAGGTACAGATCTTTCTTGATTATCAAGACTAAAAATAGCATCTGAAATAACTTCACCATTTATTTGTTTTAAAACATAATTATCTCTTAGTGCAT